GCCCGACCGTCATGGCCCGCGCCGTGGCGTTCAGCCCAACACCCAGAGCAGACCAGGCCGCGCCGTTCCAGGATGCGATATAGTCAGCATTGGCGATGCCGTCCCAGTTCGTAAAGTCGCCGCCGATGTAGATGTACCCGTCCGGTCCGCGACAGATGGTATAGACATCCCCGTTCCCGCCTGGCGCTGCCGGTGGCCCCATAACAGACCACGCACCGTCGACGCGGCCCATGATGTAGCGTGCCGTCGCCGTGTCCCGCACGTCCAGCATCTCGTGAAACTCTTGCTCTGCGATCCGCCAGAACGGGTCAACGGCAGTCAGCCGGAGCACCAGTGTCTCCGTGAACCCTTTGACGGTCCCGCCTTCCAGCCCCGCATCATAGCGCACCGGAATCTCGAGCCACTTCCCGCTACCGCTGTACCGGAGCCAGAACGGTTGCTCCTCGATCACGCGGTCGGGTTTCACCAGGTCCACCAGGTCTTGCCGGAGTGCGTGCAGGTTGGACAGTGAAGTACCCGACAGCCAAATCACGAGCTGGATGGTAACGGGCGTGATGGTTGCCGAATCGTACTCGGCACCAGGCAGCAGCCCATACTGCCGGTAGTTCAGTCTCACAGGCGGGAACCCGGTCTGCGACCACGTAGTGACGTTGATGTTCAGGTCATCAGACAGATCCCAAATGCGCCCGCCCGCCCTGCTCCGTTCCGAGCGCGTGCTGGTCGAAGCGTAGCGCGTGCCGTTCCATTGGCAACCGTCCTGCTCGCCGTCGCAGTATGTCGTGCGGTAGGCCTTGTTCTCGAGCTGGCAGGCGTCCACATCAAGGTTAGCTTCGTATGAGACGACCCCAAACTGTCTCGCCCCTGCCGTTGCCGTGCCTGTGTACTCGCAGAGGTACCAGCCGTCCTCTAGGGCCGTGATGCTCTGCCAGGCATAGATATTTGTGTCGAACCTGCAGCGCGTGTGGGAACTGGTTGGCACGCCGCCGGCAGAACGCCGCACCCTGGCACTGAGGTAGTATGAGGTGGAGCTGGCGGTGATCGTCTGGTGTATTGATGTATATATCCCAGTGCCGAGGTTGCTGGAGGCTGCGCCCCAACCGTAGCAGGCGGTATCTGTAATCTGTGTCCAGTCGTATCCGATACCATCTCCGCCGAAGTTCCATTCTGTGTCCGGGTCTGGTAAGGTAAACGACGGATCGCTGAACAGGTTCGTCGTCTCTTCCGGTGTTACAATCTCCCAATGTCCCATATCAGAACCGCCCCAATGCTCTCATCGCCGCGAAGTTGCCAATCACATTCTCACTCTGCGCCTGCGAATTGATGGTCAGGTTGTAGTGGTCGTGGTGGGTTGTGCCGCCCATTGCCGGTGCCGGGAACCCCTCGGGCGTGACGGTCACAGTTTCGCCCCGCGAGCAGGACCGCCGACCCTGAACTGGCCGCCGTGCTGGAAGCCGCCGATACCTGTGAACTCATGCCCCCCAATCGTGATGTACTCTGTCGTTACCGTCACCCAGGTCGCCGTCGGGATCGAGTTGATGGCAGAAGTCAAGTCCCAGCCGGCGGCTGCTGCATCGGACATCGTGCCGCTGAGAACGCCCATGCTGCCCGTCCAGTCGCCCAGGGTGCTCTCGCCGTCAATGAACGATTGGGTCATGCCCAGCACCTTTTGGGTGAACAACAGCGTGCCCTCATCCACGATGCCCAGTTGTTCGGCCAATTGGGTCAGATAGACGGTCATTTCGTCGTAAGCTGTCCCGCTGGCATTGATGTCCTCAATCAGCCCTGCTTCCAGGGCTGCCAAAAGCTGCCGTTCCGCGATGTTGTAAATCAGCTCGTTTGTGTTTCGCTGGAACGCTTCTGTCTCAGCATCCAGCGCGGTCTGCATCTCGCGGAGTGTCATGTCGCCCGCGGCGACGGCGGCCTGCAGCTCTGCGTGTGTAGCCGCAAACTCCTGGAAACTGGCACCAACCTCCCCCCGGATGGCCGTATGCAGCAGGTCAAGCGCGGCCTTGAACTGGCCCTCGGCTTCCGCCGCCGCCAATGCCGCCCGCTCCGCTTCCCATTCCTGGAGGGCCAGTTGCGATACGTCGTCAGCGGCATGAAAAGCTGCGGTTGACACATTCAGGAGAGCCTTTTCGTGGAGGTCCCTGGCCTCTATAGACGCTTCCTGGGCCTCCAGCTCCGCTTGTTCTGCAAGGGCAAGCTCGAGCGTCGCCTTTCGCGCTTCCCATTCGGCTTGTGTCAGGATTCGCATCCTGACATCGGCCTCCCGGAGCTGCGGACCAACGTTGCCCATCGTGTCATTGACCTGTTCCCAGGTCTGGCCGTATTTGTAGTGAAGTTCTACCCCTTCGGCTACAGCCTCCGAGAATGCACCCGTCGCTATGCCAGCCTCGATCATCTTGTCCACGTATCGGTCGTAGCTGCCAGCACCCATGAGGAGGGTCGGGTGCAATTTGCTCATGGCAGCTTCGACCTCGCGTGCCGGTGTGATCATGACCATGAGAGTTTCGGCAATGTCAGCCAGCGGCCCGGAAGCCTTGGCCTTGATGGTGTCGCCCAGGTTGCCCATCGCAGTCTTCAGCCGGTCATACGGGTCTACGGCACTGCGGGCACCCTTGCCCGCCTGCTCGATGAGGGTGTTCCCGGCCTCAAGCGTAGCGTTGAGGATGGCCATTGACTTCTCGGAGGCCGTCAGCTCGTCAACTGTCTTGCCCAGGCTCTTGGCGTAAGCCTCATTCGCCTCGCCCAGCTTGAGTGTGATGCCGAGGTTGTCCAGAATCATCGGGGAGGCGCGTTTGATGCCCAGGCCGATGGACTCGTACATATGTGATGTCGTGCCCAGGTGCGGGTTGAGGGCGCTGGCGGCCTTGGCAATCTCCATGAGCTGCGGCGATGCGTCCATCAGGGCCGGTGCCAGGTCGCCCGCTGCCCCCGCCACGAGCTGAGTCACACCAGCCATCAACTCCATGTTCGTGACGGTGCCGCCTGCGGCCACTTTCAGTTGTTCCAGCAGGTTCGGTGCGCCGCCCAGCGAATCCGTCAGACGTTCAAAGCTGCGGGCTGTTTGGGTGACAATGGCCCCCTGGCGGCCGAACTCCATCGCCTTGTTGAGGGCCACAAATGCGGCGACGACACCACCGACGATGATCCCGCCGGTCTTGAGGATGCTGCCTAGCTTGTCAAAGCCCTCGCCAGCCTCTTTGGTCTTCTTTTTGGTATCATCCAGCTCGTCGGATGTCTCTTTGAGGGCGTTCCCCTCTTTCTTGAGCCGGACGAGGATGTCCAGAACTGACCTAGCCATGACGCCTCACACCGCTGCGGCGGCGTTTCGCCTCTGCCTCGCGCCGCCGCTTCTCGCGCTTCTCTTTCGCTGTCATCTGCTCTGCCATCGCTTCAAACGCATCCAACCATTCGTCAGGTAGCTGCTCCACGTCCCACGGGGCCACGACTGCGGCCCCCGACAGTTGGTTCACCATGCGGGCCAGGCACATCTGCGATAACACCGGGTCGTCCGTGCCCTGGCCCAACGTCAGTCGGAAGGCGTCTCGTTCGCTTTTTTTTTGCGCCAATCGCGGTACTCTGCCATGACGCCCAGGCTGCGCTCCTGCACGAACTCCCACAGGCCAGGGTCGGTCTCTATGGCCTCAGACGCCAGCTCCTCGATTTCCTCAACCGGCCAGTGCGTCGCGGCGTCCTCGTGTTGGCTCCATATCTCGGACAGCCAGCCGTAGAGTACGCGGCCCAGAGCCTCGACCTCATCAGACCACGCCTGGACTTCATCCGGTTTCAGTTCTCCCTGTGCCGCCAGTTTGACCAGGGCCTGCCGCTTCTCCTGAAACTGGCCCAGCAGGGCAGTCAGCGCCTGCCGCTTTTCACGCGGAGGGTTGACCCATACCCAGATCGTGGCGTCGCCGTACTCCTCCGCGTAGTCGCGGAGGTGCAACGGTCGTACAATGGCCGGAATCGTGATCCGTGCCATTGGCCTACAGGATTGCAGCGATAGCGTTCAGGACGGTGATCGTCAGCCAGCCGGTGAACGTCGGGTTATACGTGCCGTCCCACAGCAGGTCTACCGTGATGTTGCCGTCGCGGTCCGTGAACAGCTCCGCGCCGTCTATCAACGTGCCGCAGAACTGGATGGTGGCAATGTGGGCGCCTGACGTGGCCTCGATCTCGATCTGCCGTTGGACCAGGACAGGCGTAAGCAGCTCATCCACGATGGCTTTACCCGAGGCGTTGAACTCGAGCACCGTCCGCAACTGGCCCGACCATTGGGTTTCGCCCCAGTCAAGCGGCTGTACGTCGCCCGCGAACGTCTTGGTGTGCCGCCCGGTGTCCAGGGTCAGCTCGAACGAGATGAGCGTGGCATCCACGTTCGTGTTCCCCATCGTGCCGTCCCAGGCATCGACGGAAAGCACGGTGTCAGCCATGCGGATGAGTTCTACCGTCCGTACATTCAGGGCGGCCATGCTGTCGTCGTCAATGTCCTTGCAGATGAACGGGAAATCGCCCGTCCACACCCCGCCCGCTTCGCCTGCGATGGTGAACCCGGTGAACAGCACCCCGCACGCCTCGTACTCCGCGTTCGTCGCGCCGTATTCCAGCGTGTACAGGTTCGGCACGACCGCCGCGAGCAGCGGCGCGGTGTAGGTCCAGGTATACGGGTCGGCGGTCCCGACCGCCGTCTCCTCGTCGAAGATGTTGTCCAGGGGAATGATGATGTCCTCGTAGGACAGGTCAGCGGCGATGTTCCCCGAGCCCTTGAACTCGACCTCGGCTATCAACTCAGACGGGTTCAGCATCCCCATCTCTTCGGTATGATGGACTGTGTCGTCAATCTTCAACGAGCAGCCCGTCACGCCCATCATGCGCCGCGTCGCTGTCTCGCAGCTCCCCCAGGTCGTCTCTTCTCCGAACTGGCAGATGATCAAATCGGTGATTGGCATTGTCCCTCCTAAACTATCTGCTCTTTCGTCGTTACCGTTATCTCAAAACCGTGATATTCCGTCCCAGCGTAGGCCAGCACAGTGACCCCGCCGTCCTCCAGCGTCGGCGGCGCGTACCGCGCGCCGCGCCCTGTGTGCTGCACAGCACCCCCAAACGTGATGTCGCTCAGATACTCCTCACAAACGGACTGGAGCAGCCCGTAAGCCTCGCTGTAGCCCGCGTCCGGCTTGATGTCCTGCGAGATGGGCTTGACGTAGAACCGGACATAGAACGTCCGGAACTGGAGCGAAAAGTCAGTCACCCGTTCCCACTCCCCCGGCCCCACGAACACCAGGACCGTCGGCAGGTCTGCGGTGTTGAGCTTGCCGGGGATTGTCGTCGGCGCAGACCGTATCCCGCTGATTCCCCCGTTGATTGTCTGGATTGCCGCAATGACCGTTGCGATGCTCATGCGATTCCCTGCCTGCGGTACGGGTCGAGCAGCACTTGCACGTCACGCGGGATGCCCTGCGGGACCGTGATCACCCCCGCCTCCGGTACGGCTGTCACATCGAATACCTGCGCGTCCTTCTGGGCGTAGTAGTACATGGCCAGCCGCTTGCACGCCCGCACGACGTCACGGGGCGGCGTGAGGCTGTAGCCCCACGTCCCGGCAACTGACACCCAGTAGTCGGTATCGAACTCCCAGGAGTGCGTGGAATCGACCTTGAGCCGGATGCCGAACTTGGGCGTCAGGTTGCGCGGAACGAGCCAGTATTCGGTATTCGGTATCGGCGTTGCCCCGCTGTCGCCATTGGTCAGCGTCGTCACGTCCAGCAGGTCGCGGTCCACAATCAGCGTGAACCTGTCATCGTCCAGGGCATCGCGCTCGTAGTAGCGCGTTTGGGTCTGCGGCTCGAAGTTCCGGTTGGTATAGGTGTCGATGGCTGCCGTGGCCTCGTCCAGATACGCCTGCAACAGCACATCGTCGTCCGTGGTGTCGGTGTCGATGCCCAGGTCATTCTTGAGTTCGGTCAGTCTTGCATAGCTCATGCGATAGCCCTCGTCACATCACCGATGATATTGCAGGGGCCCTCCCCGAGCGTCGTCACATCGCCCCCGGCGTCTAGCATCTGGATGTCATAATGCAGGCCGATGGCCGGAACGAGATCGTCTGTCGCCGCCTCCTGCATGACAACCGTGATGTCTCCGGCAACGGCATCGTCTACCGTGATGTCGCCGTTGCCCGCTACCCCGGCGGCCCCGTTCAGGTACAGCAGGCCCGCCGTCTCCTCGATCTGGATGATGCTCGCGGTGTCCAGATCGGCCAGATTGTCCTTCACGGTGAACCAGAGCTTTGTGCGCCCGCTGATGTCACCCAGGCCGGTGATTGCGGCGCTCAGGCTGTCCCCGCGCCGGATGGTCACTACCCCGGCAGACACGGCAGATGCCACGGCCACGGCAGGAATAGAACTCAGCGGCGTCATGGCCCGGAACGCATAGCAGATCCCGCCGGTGTCGCCGTCCACCGTTGCCTCGATATAGATGGTGTACGTGCTGCCGTGCTCAAAGCCATTCGCGGCGGTACAGGCGATGCGCTCCGTGTAGAACCCCGTCGTATTGGCGTTGTCCAGGATCGCCATGTTCCCTGTGAGGATGGCGACGGCTGTCTCGTCCTCATAGATCCGGTACGTGGGCGCAGCGTCCGCATCGGTCAGCTCGCCAGTGTCCGGGTCGTGCGTGCAAACGCTGAATGTGAAATACTGCCCGAGCCACACTTCTGATTGACAGCCCATCAGCCCTCCCGAAACTCCCCGCAGAACTCATCTGCGTCCATGACCGGCTGCACCCCGTAGTAGTATTCCCCGATCCGCATGCCGCCGGGCTTGTGTTTCCGGCAGAAGCCCGGCATCTCTTTCCCCTCCCGGTTCGGAATGAGAACAACGCTTGGGTGCCGGTTGTCCCACCACATGCAGCATCGGCATCTATGCGTGATCATGGCTTCATCCACATGAACGAGGCTTCGCGCTTCTGGTCGGTGATAAAGAACTCGGTGATGCGGTGCGCCCTCACATAGTCGTTAACTGCCGGGACGACGCCCGTCCGGTGCGAGCGGTCGTAATCGTGGCCGGAAACGATGCCGCCCCGCTTGACTTTCCTGCTCCAGAGAATCAGGTCAAGCATCACGTTGTCATAGTCATGCGCGGCGTCGATGTAGACGAAATCCAGCGAGCCGTCCGGCACGTCCAGGCTAGCCTGGATACTGGTCTTCTTGATGATGATTGCATTGTACGGCGCGAGCCGCTTCCGGGCCGGGCCTTCCAGTTTCTTTGACCAGGATGTGCCCCAGTGGTCCACGCACAGCAGCTCGCAGCCCTCGATATGCTGTAGCATGTATTCGGCGTGCTCGCCCGCTGCTACCCCGATCTCCGCACCCTTCCGCAGCCCCATCAGGCTGATGAGTTTGGACACATCGCCCCGGTGCATACCTTTGACCCGTACCGGCGCGGGCAGGAACCGCTCAAGCCCGTAGTGCTTTCGCAGCAGGCGGCAGAGCAGCGATAGCATCTCAGGCTCGGGGTTCCAGCCCAGCTTTTTGATCATGTGCGGCGGGCTGCCCCAGTGCCCGATGTTCTTGACCGTCAGGTTGCTCTGCCCAGCGTAGTATTCCTTCTTGAACCGCCCGTCCTGGCTGAAGTTCTTGCCGTGCCGGATGTCCACATTGGGCCGCTCGGATTCATATCTGTGCGTTCGCACACCTCGATAGAGTTCCGTCGACGGCTGGGCGTCTTTGTCCAGGGCCTTCTGCACCTGTTCCATCAGGTACTCGCGGTAAGCCACGAGCTGCGATAGCGGCCATTTGCCCCGCGCTTCCAAGTATTCGCTCTGGCCCGGTGCGTAGTAGTAGCGGTTCTGGTTGTACTCGATGCGCTCTTTGATGTCCGGGATATGGGCAAAGTGGGCCGGGGAGTAAGCGACATCGTGCTCGCACAGATAGACGACCGCGCCCTCAGGTGCGGCCTGGAGGCCCGTCATGATCTGCTCATAGATGCTCCGGTTGCAGCGGGGCTTTGGCCCGACGTTGATGTTTGTGCCAAAGCTCATGGGCTGCTGGCTCACGCTGATGATCGGGATCTGCCCGCCGGTCACTTTGAGCAGGTTCTTCTGGCAGGCCCGCATCAAGGCCGGGTCGATATGGTGGTCGGTGTAGTAGACGATCACGCGGCCGGTCTTGAACTCATCGGCCTGGTACGCTTCCCAGCCCGGCACCGGGGCGAACTTCTGGATGATCCAGGAGAAGGGCCGCGTTTGGTGCTCGAATGCGTTGTCGTTGAAGTAGTAGTTTTCCCGCGTGTACTTGTGCGCCCGGCCCACCTTGCGCCCATCCATCGGGTACGTGAACCCGCCCTCATCACGCCGGAACCAGTGGGCTTGCCAGGCCCGCTTGTTGAGGATCTGCGTGCCGCCGCAGAGCCAGGTTCGCAGACTGACCTCGATGCCGACGTTGCCCCAGCTCCCCACGCCCTCATCGAGCAGCCCGATCCAATCGTTCCAGTCCCGCCGGGTGAACCAGCACGACCCCTGCCCGGTCATCACCTCCGGGTACTCCAGTTGCGCCTCTGGCCGCTTCCGGTAAGCGTTCCAGTAGTGGCAGTACAGGTCCAGGCCGATGTGCATAAAGTGCGTTTTGCCGCGCGGCTTGTCCTGCCAGGTGTGGACGTTCAGGCGGCGCATCTCGGGCAGCACGATTGCCTGCGGCGGGCAGTGGCCTTTGAGCACTTCGTCGTAGCCGCGACTCATCAGGGCGTGGGCGTCAATCTTCATCACGAACTCGCCGCTTGATTCCCGCACCCCGAGGTTGTACCCGGCCCGCTGGCCAATGGACTCGTCAAGCTCGATGATCTTGACCCTCGGGTCGTCGCTCGCCACCATTGGCTCCTGGCCGGGGCCATCAACCACGGCCACAACCTCCACGTCACCCGTCGCCCGTTCCAAGGCGCTGTCGATGGTCTGCTGGAAGTACGGCTCGCAGCGGCCCGGAATGATGACAGACACGCGCCCCGGCACCATCTCAGCCATTGCAGATCAAGCTCCCGAACGCGATGCTGTGGATACCGGCAGACGATATGATGGGCATGGCGATAAGCCCAGGCCCGGACGGGCTTGTAGACGGCGACGCGGACTCGCTGGCCGATGGGCTTGCGCTCTCCGATGCGCTCTCCGAAACGCTGGGGCTGGCACTCTCACTCGCACTTTCAGACACCGACGGGCTGGCTGATTCGCTGACCGACGGACTTGCAGACTCGGACACGGACGGCGAGACGGACTCTGACGCGCTTTCGCTGGCGCTTTCCGAGACACTGGGCGATGCCGACTCGCTGGCGCTCTCCGAAACGCTGGGCGATGCGGATTCCGAGACGCTGGGCGACGCCGATTCACTCGCGCTCTCTGAGACTGACGGCGAGGCCGATTCCGAGACAGACGGTGATGCGGACTCAGAAGCCGACTCGCTGGCACTGGGCGACGCCCCTGCCGATGGAGACGCGGACTCTGAGGCAGACTCAGAGACTGAAGGTGATGCCGATTCTGATACCGAAGGACTGGCCGACTCAGATGCGCTCTCTGACGCCGATTCAGAAGCGGACTCTGACAGTGACGGGCTGGCTGATTCTGAAACACTGGGCGAGGCCGACTCGCTGGCAGACTCCGAGACGCTGGGGCTTGCAGATTCGGAGGCCGACTCGCTGACCGATGGGCTGGCACTCTCCGACGCACTCTCAGAGACTGAGGGCGAAGCCGACTCGCTGACGCTTGGTGACGCTGACTCACTGGCGCTCTCGGAAACACTGGGACTCGCGGACTCACTGACACTGGGCGATGCGGATTCACTGGCACTCTCAGACGCCGAGGGCGAACCCACGAACCGTAGCACCACGTCTTCGACGTACTCAACCGGCGGGGCTGATGGCGATGCTGACTCAGAGACACTTTCAGACGCACTCTCACTCGCTGATTCGCTGGCGCTTTCCGATGCTGACTCAGACGCCGATTCACTGAGGCTCGGGCTGGCTGACTCACTCGCACTCTCTGAGGCCGATTCCGACGCACTCTCAGACGCGGATTCACTGGGCGACTCAGAAGCCGACTCGGATGCTGACTCAGACGCGCTCTCTGAGACGCTGGGTGACGCGCTTTCACTGGCTGACTCTGAGGCTGATTCGGAGGCCGACTCGGACGCCGATTCAGACGCACTGGGGCTGGACCCGGTGTAGTCAACCAGCAGATATGCCGCGTCAACGTCTGTCTGGTCACTGCTGTTGTCGTGCTCGATCCGCAGTTCAGCCCCGTCCACCTTGGCCCAGGTGTTGAGGATGCCTGAGACATCGACGTTCCGCCAGCCCCACACACCATCCCCGAACGCCCCCAGCCCCGCATCCGTCCAGTCGGTTCCGTCCCACAGCAGGAAGCTGTCACGGTCCACGCCCGAACTTGACCGGCCGTAGACGTACAGGGTGACGCTATTCAGGGTGTCCGTGTAGGGCCGGGCTGTGTCAGCAAAGCTCCAGTTCCCCTCGTGCGCCTTCTTTGTCGCCGTCCACACGTAGTCCGTGGGCTGGTTCTGGGTGCTGAGGTACGGGCTGTCGCCAACTTCGGTCCACCCCGTATCCGTGGCGTCAAAGCCGTTGACCCACAGCTCTTCGGTCGGGTCGTCGCCAAACTCCTCGATGTCTGCCGCCAGCCGCGCAATCTCTCGCGCCTTCGCCAGGATCACCAGCAACCGATCCTTGCGGTCTTCGGCTATGATGAAGTCAAGGCTTTGAGCCTTCTGTAGTTCGTGCGCCTCCTTCTCCGGCAGCGTGAACTCTGCCAGGGCCGGGCATTCCAGCTTCTGTCTCTGGTCCTTTGTGCAGGCCTGCGGGAACTCCGCACAGGCTCGAGGGCGCGTCTCATAGATGGCGCAGCCGCCGTTTGGGTCTTTGGCGCGGTAGAACCGACAGGGGTGTTTCGGCGCTTTCACCGTGTCGGTCAGGTAGAACCCGGATCTGCGCGAGTCAGCGTCGTCGATGTAGCTGACCGCATTCAGGATGTCCAAGCGGCCCTGTTTGGCCCAACGCAGAACGTCACTATAGGCGACGTTCACGTTGACCGCCCAGCAGCACCAGCCACAGCCCGCACACAGATGCGCCGTCATAGCGTGCTCGTCACCCGGATCTGGACGAACCCCAGGCTCATGAACGGGGCCACGTAGTCCTGCCATGCGGCGGCAGCACAGGCCGCTGCCGTCGCGCCATGCCGGTAGTCCAGGTCCACGTCATCCCCTGGGGCGTAGTTGTTTTGTAGCAGTTCGCATGTCACGGTGTCCGTGAACACCATCTCGCTGATCATGTACTCGGTGGATTCCAGGGCCAGGCGCTCGGTGTCTCCTGCACCGGGGTTCTCGATGGCCCCTGTCCCTGTCCAGTGGTTGAGGAACGTGCGGATGTTGGTTTCCAGCACGCCGGTCACATGGCCCCAGCACACGTCACCCGTCGGCCCCGGCGAGGGTGATGCTGACTCGCTGGCCGACTCGGACGCGCTTTCGGATGCAGACTCCGACGCCGACTCCGACGCTGACTCTGAGGCTGATTCTGACGCGCTCTCTGAGGCTGACGGTGAGACTGACTCACTGGCCGACTCCGAGACAGATTCCGACGCGCTCTCTGAGGCTGACTCGCTGAGACTCGGGCTGGCGGATTCGGAGGCGCTTTCACTTGACCCCTCTACTTCTGCCAAATCCTCCAGTTCTGCTTGTGATAGCACATAGTCGAATATGGCGAAGTGGGCGTAACTGCCGTGCCAGCGTCCGGTTGACGTTGTAGAGGCACCCAGGACGCAATGGGCGCTGTTCAGCGCGCCGCTCCAGCTCCCTCCGCACGCATAAGTACCTCGCGTGGTGTTAAAGTGATATGCTGTCTGGTTGCCCGATTTGTCCCATGTGATGCCCAGGAAAAACCAGTCAGTCGTCGTGGTCGTTGTGGGTGCGCCATTCCACGTCCCGCCGCGCATGACTTCTTTGGCGAGGTTATCCGCTCCGCCATTGGGCAGCTTATAGGACTGAATGCAGTTGTCTGCATCGGCCCCGATTCGGAACGGGTTCCGCCAGTTGCCATCGGTCCAGACGCCGCTGTTGGCAACCCTAACCCAGCAAATCAGCGAGCCCAGCTCCGTGTCAAACACACTCGCCAGCGTTGCCGAATAGACATCAACGTAGTCGTTGGTGCCATCTGCCTGGGGTGCGGTGCTGCCGTCACCGATGCCGGGGCCTGTCGGCCAGGTGGACACGTCGCTGCTGTAGGTGCCGTCCTGGTTGCTGTCTACATAGCAATTCGCAGTTGTGCCGCTGGCCTCATTCAGCGGCCAGTAGGCTATCGGGCTGTACCCCAGCACCTTGTTGATGTAGCTCATCTGCTACCAGCTCACGAGTTCGTCTGTCAGGTTGATGGCACCGTTATCCAGAAGCGCACCATCGTTATTGCCGTAGGCCACACCGTTCAGCCGGACGTTTGTCACGCCGTCCGCGAGCACATAGCCATAGGATTGCCACGCCGGATCTTTTGAGTCATAGCCATAGCAGCCCATGAGCTGTGTCCGGTCGCCGCCGACCCAAAAGCCTTCGGCCCTGGCCTCTGCCCGCCCGTTGTTATGGGCCACGCATCCCACAAAAAGATTGTCCTGTAGCACAATCTCGAAACCGACTCCATAGTTCTCTTCGGACTGGCAGTTCGTCAGACAGGACTGAGCATAGAGCCGGAACCCGTTCGTGCCGTTCCAAAACGCCTTGCAGTTCGTCAGTTGCGCGTTCCAGCCCTCGACCGCGAGTCCATAGGTGCCGTTACCCCCGGCGATGCAGTTGACGTATTTCATGTCAGAGGCATAGTTGTAGAAGCCGCAGCCATCGCAGGTGTACACCTTGCACTGTTCGAGCATGGTTTCCCGAGCATCACCCGTTATGTGGATGCCGTTGCCCTTACAATGATGGACAACCACATTCGTCAGGAGATGGTGGGCGTCAGTCAGTGTGTGCGGGTGGCCATCGTCATTGTCAAGGAAGATGCCGTGGCCGCTACTCTGGCCGTCCTTGTTCCCATCAACACGGAGATCCCGTAACACAGTCAGGTCTACAGTCTTGTCGGCAAGCTCAATCATATTCGCGTTCAGGCCGTCAATGGCCCTGAGTACGGTCGCCCGGCCCTGGCCGCGCAAGGTGATCCGGCTCCTCAATCGGATAGTTGATTCAATCCAGAGGATTCCTTCGCCCAGTATGATCTCGCCCCCGAGCGGCAGCGCGTCAATCGCTGCCTGGATTTGATCGCCCCTTTCTATCATTGACCCCGTCAATCCCACTCGTACCCGAGCCGCGTCACCCAGTCGGTCGGGTCGTGTTTTCGCCACAACTCCACATGCTCGGGCCGGAAGTGCTCCTTCCAGCCGCCCGTCTTGCCCTTGCGAAACGTCGGGCTGTAGGGCCGCGCATCGTCCGCGACTTTCAGCAGGTATTCCGTCGCCTTGTTCAAGTCCTCCTGGAAAAACGTGAGCTTGAGCCCCGCTGCCCTCGCCGTCCTGCCGTAGACGTACCGGATTACGAGCTGCGCGGTGTCAAACGCCTTATGCCGCATGTCCTCGTACCGCAGGGACAGCGTCCAGGTGCTTTTGAGCCAGCCTGCGTACAGCTCCCAGCGTTCGATAAGCCCCGCCCACGGCCCGAAGCCTGCGATCACGGCCCCCAGGATTTCGTCAAAGTTGTCGTCCAGATGTTCCCGGATCTGCTCTGCGCCGGGATGGAACAGGATGTGCCCATTCTCGTCCAGTTCGCGTTTCGCGTTCAGGATGTGATACACCTGAGATACCGCAACGTCGCGGAGATCCCGGTAGACGAACACATGGGCAATCCCGTTGTCCCACAGCTTCTGTTCGATGTCCTCACGGTGGCCGGTGTGCGCTTTCAGGTACGTCCCCGGCCGCAGCTTGTCGAGCCGGGCGAACAGTTCATCGGTGTCGCTCCACTTGGTCGTCCAGGCGAACCCCTGAAAGCTACCCGCCCACGGCCTCGGCACCCACGCCGGCCCCTGGACGAACGGCAGCGACCAGCACCAGAGCAGGTGTAGCCCCGATTTCGGGAACCCGTTCAGGTACAGTTTGGGCGCGAGCGGCTCGTCGGCAGAAGGCAGGGGAGCAGCCTCGCCCCCCTGCCCGTTGCCCTTAGGCGTCAACGATTTCGTCCACGCTGGCGAGATCACCGACCGATGCCGGCTTGTAGCGGGCGCGGTCGGCCAGGACTACAGCGCCCAGGTCTGCCGTGCCTGCCGTGCCGCCGATGGTCAGCACGCCGCGCAGGTAGCGGTATCCGTCCGCCATGTCCTCACCCCGCACGGTGACAACAACCTGCTTGTCACTGTCGGCGGCTGCCGCGAGCTGAGTGATAGACGTGACGGCGGTCGCGGTGTTGAACGTGCCTGCCGTCGTCCCGGTGCCCTCCTGCACGTCAAAGTCAATCGTCGTGTTTGCGGCGACCGTGCCCGTCATGATGACGAAGGCCGCCTCATGATGCACGCTCATGTCAAACACGTCGGTCGTGACCGTGGCCGCAGTCGTGTAAGCCTCCGGGTCGATGGTGGCGACGATGGCCAACTGTTCTGATAGTCTCTCAAACATCGTTTCCCCCTAGTCCGTGGTGTTGAGCAGCGCGACGAACGGCGACACCTGATTGGTCGTGTCGATGTAAATCGGCGCGCTCAAGCAGGGCTGCCCGTCGGTGCGGAACACGAACCGCCAGGTCGTCAGGTCCGAAGTGAAGGCGTAATGCTGGGACACGTCGATGGTGAGGCCGCTCCGGTCGTAGATGTAGTAGTAGCTGAAGTCGCAGAGCATCACGTCGCCCGTCGTGCCCAACGCAGGCGTCTTCTCGGTCCAAATGACCGGGATTCCGTACAGGCGCAGGGGCATCGCTGCCGTGGCGTCCGGCCCCCAGATGTAATTGGTGCCGTCGCCCAGCGCCAGGATGAATTCCATGCAGGTCTGGTTGATGACCCACACGGCGTTACCGATACTGGTCGGCAGGAAGATGGCAAGCAGGGAGTGGATGTCGTTCGCGCTCACCTGGTTCGCCACGTCCCGAGCCGTGGTCAGCAGCGCACCGGAGTTCAGCACCCCGAGCGGCTGGCCGACGCCTGTGCCGCGCAGGTAGGCGTAGTCACGCCGCCACCGCACGGCCCCGCCGAACAACTGGCGCAGCAGCGCATCGAGGGCGATGGCGCTGTCTGCCAGAAGCTCGTCACTGGCCTGGGTGTACCCGGCCAGCTTGTGGGCGACCAGCTCAAGCTGCTTGAAGTCAGGCTCCGTCGAGGTTTTGCCCGCCGCCTCTTCCGTCCAGTAGCTCAACACCCCGCCGTAGTAGTTCGGCTTGCCGTAGGCGGCAAACGCCCCGGTCTGGTCAAGCACCGGGATCTGGATGCTGCGCCTATTACCGGGAATCTTCCGGGCGCGGGGATAGACCACTTCGGAGAAGGGGTCGCCCACAGCAACCAGGTCAGCCAGGAACTCGACCGGCACGAGGTATCCGCCCTCGGCCCCGGTCTGCTCCACCATCGTGTCCTTCCTGGCGCTGCCGTAGACCGCCTTCATCCGCTTTTCGTCGCGCCGGCTCACGCAGAGCAGCCAATCGCCAAAGCTCTTGCTGCCCTCCAGTTTGCCAAGCGCGTCCTCTACGCTGTATCCACCCTTCTGCAAGGGCTCCTCGTCGCGCAGCGCCTTGAGCACCGCGTCAACGATTGCGGGCGTGATTGCCTCGCCCAGTGCGGAGGTGTCCAGCGTTTGAACCTCTTGCTTCTCAGCCATTGTTTGTACCTCCGTAGGTTTCAAGATTGAGCCTTCCGGCTTCCCAACACTGGCTTCGCCGTCGCCTTCCGTCGCACTGGCCGCCGATGTCTCTGTTACATCGGCCTCTGGCAGCAATGCCTTGACCGCCGGTTCGGTTTCTGCCAACGAACGCAACGCCTGGACCCCCAGCGTCCTGGGTTCGCATGGCGTAGGCGTCAAACTGAACTCCACAACAGGCCAGGACCGGATGGCCCCACCCTTGTCCACATCCACGAGATGCCCGACGCTGCCCGAGGACCATCCCAACACGCCCTTGTCAGCCAGCTCCAGTAATGCCTCGCGGTACTTTTCAGCGCGGTCCAACTGGGCCTCAATCCACAGCCCTATATCATCCGGCACCTTCGTGACGACCTGGCCCACGACGCTTTTCATCACCGCGTCGTCCAACCCGTGCTGGTACAGGACCATCGGCGTCTCAGTCAGCCGGTCAAACCAGAAGTCGGTGTCCGGTGTGAAGTGCTCGCCATCGAGATCTTGGCCGCCCCACACGATGCCGTATCCGGCCAGGACTGGAGCACCGTCCCGCGCCTTGACCTGGGCAACTTCCCAGGCCTTGGCCGGGACGTCCATGCCTTCGGCCTCGTACAGGGCGCGGAGTTTGCGGATGGCCTCCTGTTTCCCTGGCCCCTCATAGCGGTTGCCCCGGTAGCCCTGGTGGAGCGCAGCCCACGCCGCGCCCATCAGTCGATGGTCCGGCTTGCCGTCCACGCCCCTGACGCGGAGGTGCCACGTCGTCACCTGCTCCGGGTCTTCCACGACGAGATAGTGGCTGGCCGGGTGCTCGCCGTCAGCCTCGCGCTTGCGGACCTGGGCATTGATCGCCTTCTCCTCGTGGGCCTCCGCGTACATCCGCGCACAGATGGCCACGGCCTGGTCCTGGTCCTCTGCCGTCTCATCTTCCAGCACAACCGGGATGCACCGTTCCATCCACTCGTCTCTCGATTCGCCTTCCCTCACATCTGGCATTGTCTCACCATCCCATTCTAGCCAGGATCGTATTCACCATCCTGTCAATCACGCCGGATCTCACCACCTGGTCAATCGCCTTTTTGTCTGTCATCCAGCCGTGTCGCTTGTGGGCCTCGGCCTGGTCCTTCGCGCTGTGAACCCATCCGGCATAGCTGGCGATGTTCCCGAGAATCGTCCCGGTCGTGCCTGACTGCCGGAACCCCCACCGGCGGCCTAGCGTCTCGCTGGTCTTGCTGCCGCCGATAGAGCCATCCACCCGCATCCAGCGAGGGCCATAGCCGCGTTCGTACCAGCGGCTTCGCGGTCCCGCGGGCCGGTTGCCCGCTGTCGCTGCTGGATACGGCGCGATCTTGTCCTGCACCTCAGCCGCGACTGCCCGCGTCAGCCCCCGCATCTGCCGATTGAACGTCTCCGCATCCAGCTTCTTTTGCAGTTGTTCCAGACCCCGGATCTCAATCCGCACCGGCAAACCTCAGCGTCGTGCTACACCTGCAATTGACATGGGCGGGCGGGCCGTCAGGGTAATCGCTGGCCCACTTGCTTTCAGGCTGACCATCAAGCGGCGCACAGATGGGACACACGATGTCGTCGCGGTTCGTGCGCCATACCCGCTCCATCTCAAGCCCGGCCTCCTGCCTGATAAGCTGCTGATAGTTGGTCGTGGCTCGCGAATAGGCGCGAGTGACCTCCGTTACCGCGATCATGCTGGCGCGAGGCTGCCCGAATGCAGGTGCCAACAGTTCTTCAACCGCAGCCCGAGCCATCCCCGGCGTTTCGACATATTGCGTGATAGCGTTCTGCACCACCTTGCGGGTCGTCTCCGTCAGCCCCCGCACCAGCTCAAACGTGTATGTCCGCGCCCAATCTGCGGCAAGCTCGTTGACCACGGCGATGTCAAATTCCACGCCGATATCTACTGCCAGCCTCAGCGCCTGTTCCGTTGCGATCCTGCCAATCTTTGGCGACAGGATAGCGCGGAACTCGTTGGCAAACTCATCCCAATCGACCGGCCTGTCAGCCAGGATCGCGGCTGTCGCTTGCCGTTCCCACTTCTCCAGAAACGGCACAATCGCTTCTGCCATCGCTGCTTCTGCGGCTGCAACATCGGCTTGCTTCAGAAACTCAAATGCCGCGTCGCCATATGCGGCCAGGGCAACCTTGATTGCTTCCATCCACGAGGCCGGGATGTGTTCACTCTCAAACGCGACATCGGCACCCCGATTCTTAGCCTTCGTCCGCCAGCGCCGGAGGTCTGCCAGAATCGCAGCCTTCGCCAGCTCCGGCACCTGGGCGGCGGGCGTCTCGACCTGCATCGCCGGCGGCGTGGGTTCCTGCTCCTTCTCAAACGGTTCCAGGCCCATCTGCTCGCGGGCCTCGTTCACCGTCACGATACCGGCGTTCAGGAGCTGCACGATATGGAACGCCTTTTCAGCCTCGTCCTTTTGCAGCGCCTCGATCTGGTCGTACTGGAACTTGAACTCGAGGCCCAGGCGCGTGAATAGCTGCTCGTTGATTGTCGTTTCCATCTGGCGGGCTTCCGGGATCACCGTCTCCTGGTAGAACGATAGCCTGTGCTCCTTGGCCGTAGCGTAGTTCGCGGCGTCGGCAATCATCGTCTCGGGCACGCCGAACGCAACTGCCACTTGTGACCTGACAGAATCCATCAGTTCGGGCATGGCCAGATCCCTGACCGGCATGCCGATGACCTCAGGCTTCAGCCCGCGCCTCAGCACCAGCGTCCTCCATGCCTTCTCCACGCCCTCCGTCAGCCGCCTCCAGGCATTTGATACCCGCTCGATTTCGGCGTCCGGCAGCTCCGCCTCGCTGTGCAGGATGACCGCAGGAATCGCGCCGTGTTCAAAGAATCTTGATGCCCAGCGGTTCGCACTCTTGGCCAGCCCCGCCGCCTCCAATGCCACCCTCATGGGCGATATGCCCGGCCCGAGGTCGTCCGCAGGGTGCCAGAGCCGGTAGTAGACGATCTGCTCTGGCTTGTACTCAATCGTGCTGCCGCTGATGTCCTGCTCGAACCCAACGATGCCCTTCCGGGCGTCCTTCTTGACCCTCATGGTCAGCGGGTTCAACCATTGGAGCTCCACCAGCCGCATCCGGTTCGCCCGCTTCAGCCAGTACGCCGCACCGAACAGGCACAGGGCCGATTCCGTCACCCACCACAGGTCATGCAGTGGGATGGGCCACTCAGTCTCGTTCTCTCCCCTCAGGATCGTGTATGGGATCGCGCCGAGGGCATTGGCCCGCAGGTTCACGCAGCGGTAACACCAGGCGACGGTCTGGTAGACCGCTTCGATGTCGGGTTCGTCACTGAGCCCCTGCAAGTATTCAAAGAACTGGTCTACACTCAGCGCCTTGGTCGTCCCGCCACCCGCGATCCTCGTTGCCATATCTATCTCCGAAACGCCGCGACGCTGCCCTTCACGCCCAGGCGCTGCCAATCACCCATTTCTGCATCCACAACCATCGTCACGGCAGGCCACCGGGCCGAGCCGTAGTCGTCAAACGCCATCACGCCACCCGGCACGACACGCGGCTTCCAGGCCGCGATGTCAGCCGCCAGCGCCTGCGGCGTATGCCCGCCGTCCACAAACACGAGGGCCACGTTCCCCACGAACCCCGGCACCGCCGCCGTGTCGCCCTTGACGAGGTGGACGTGCAAATCGCCAGCGAACTGCTTGGCCACCTTCACAGGGCTGGGCCGTGGGCCGGCCTTCCGCTTGGCGTCCGGTCCCTCCTGGTAGTTGTCAATCGTCACGACCATGCGGTTTGGCGCAGCCCTGTGCAGCAGCATCGCGCTCCGGCCCTGGTACGTGCCCAGGTCCACCAACCAGCCCGGAGGCACGGTCTGGACGAGCTGCGCCAGGTACGCCAGTCCCGCCGCGTTCGTCTTGCCCGGAACCTGAGCGCAGAGCAGCAACCCCAACTCCAGATAGTTCATCATAGTGATGCGTAGTATTTGAGCCCGGCCCGCCGAGCCCTGGTGAAATAATGCCGGACGATCCGACCCTGGTTGTTGTTGTATTGGTTCGGCAAGATGTGAATCCGCACTGGCGACCGCACGAGTGCACGCATCAACGCCGCCTGGTCCCACTCTGCCCACCGGGACCATTCCCGCCGCCACTCCTCAAAGAAGGCATGGACAGCCGCCGACTTCTGAAACGCCATGACGCCGCCTTGGAGTGCCAGCAGGTCATCCCCGCCCAGTTCTGCGAGCGTCTGCAACCGCTCCTCCGTGCCGACGTGTCCAAACACGCCCTCCCGCTGCCGCAGACAGGGTACAATGGCCATGTCCCACCCGTCGTCCAGGATGCCGAACAGCGGCTTGACGGGCCCGCCGATGCGGGTGTCCGCGTCCAGGTAGATCGTCTGGTCCCACGGACTGAGCTTGTCAATCTGCAACTTCACGGCCCGCGCCCACAGCTCCACGTCTGGATGGATCATCGTCCTGAACGCCGGCCAGTTCCTAGGACGCTCCAACCCACGGTCGGAGATGACGACCACAGGCAGTCAACGGTGCTGCTCGCCCAGGCTCTTGATGCTCAGGAGCACCTGCGCCCTGGCCTGCTCCCCATAGGCGACGTACAGCACGCCGCGACTCATGCCACCTCCAACGGTGCCAGCGGCATCACCAGCACCCGCGATTCGTAGATGGCAGTACGCAACGCCAGGGGGCCATCCCCACGCCAGAGTTTGAGCAGCTCAAACGCGCCCCGGCACCGGCGGACCAGCAGAAGCCGCGTGTCCCACGTCACCTGGTCGCCGTACCAGGACATCAGCGGGATCGCCGCCTCCCAACCGTTGTCAAATGCGCGTTCTGCGATGTCGAGGAGGGCCTGGGTCGGGCTCACGTCTGCCGCCCTCAGGATGCAGCGAGGCCCCGGCAGCGTAGGCCGTTTGCCAGCAACGAGAAGTACATCAGTCCAATCGCTCATATCACGTACACCGCTGGGCCAGCGTCAGCCCCCGACCACGCCAGGGCCAGGGCAATCACCATGTCGTCGTGCATCCCTTCCGGCGCGTTGTACCGCATCATGCCTGACGGCAACCGTTCCTGCTCGTATGCCTGCAGCTCGCCAATCAGCACCGGGTCAGCCGGGATCTGCACCGTGCCGCGCTCAAACGCCAGGGCCAGGGCATCAATCGCAATAGCCTTGCTCGCGTTCGTCGTAGTGAACGGCACCATCGGCAAGCCGTCACGCAGGAGCTGCTCTATCAGCGGGTCGCCCATGCTATTGCGCTCTGCCACAACCGCTGTGGGCTGGAAACGTTCGGCCAGGGCCTTGAGCCGCCCGGTCTGGAGGGCATAGTCAATCCGGTTGAACCTGTCGATGTTCACGACGGCGCTGTCGGTGGCGTCCAGGACCATGATCACGGTGTAGTCCTCATGCTTGCCCCAGTCCACGCCGAAGATGTACTCGTGGCCGTCTGCCCTGCCGTCCTGTGCCCTGGCGGTCGTCGCCTCCATCACACGCCGGAACACGCCGCCCGCGTCATCGATGAACTCCGCCATGTACTCCTGTAGGAAGATGCGCTCCGGCAGATCGGCCTTCGCCTTTTCTATCTCGCCCGGCGGGATATACGGATTGGAGGAGGTCGGGAACTGCCACGATGCCCAGTCCTCCTCCCCCATCTGCCCCTTTTGCCAATAGCGCCAAAACCAGTTGTGGCCTTTCGGCGTACCGATGAACATGGCGCGCCCCAGCCGGTCAGATAGCGATGGCCGCAAGGCTTCGGTCCAGGCCGTTTCCTTCGTCACGCCGCTCTCGTCAAACACGACGAAATCTAGCCCTTCACCGCGCAGACTATCGGGATTGTCGGCAGAGCGTACCGTCACGCTCCCGCCGTTTGGTAAGGTGATCATCCGGTCAACAAGCCGGACCTCCGCGCCGATGCGATGGCCCAACCGCCGGATAGGACGCCAGCCTACTTCACTCATCTTGTAGCTGGGCGAAATCCACCATG